ATTAGGCAAAAAAGGTCGTGCCAGTGCAGCTGCTAGAAAACGACGCCAAGATCCCAATCCATCACGCAGTGGCAAAGCCATCAACGTCAACACCAAGAAAAAATAATTATCTTTAGGGAAATGCCCACTGAGATTTGGGTTTACTGTCTACCACTGGTTTGGATACGGTCTTGGTATAGACATTTTTTCTTGTCTTAAGTGCCCGTTTGGCTGATTTCCTACCATAGTAATTACTATAACCACCACGTCTACCACCCGGTACTAGATTATAGGTATTTGGATCAGCACAGAACTCTGGTGTGACAATCTCAGCCTCTCTCTGATACATGGCCTCCTCACTGTCAAAGTACTCCATGATCTGCTTGGAGAATTTATGCTCCCCATACCGCTCAATATTCTTTCTTTTGGCCTTTTTCAATTCACTGCCCGAACCCATGTACCCATCTTGTAAATTATGGGTCCTGTGAACTCCTACATAGATCATATTGTTGACTGTGTCAGTTATTTGGTATAAGGTATAATAGATTGTCGTCATAGTCTACTATTTAAAGTAGTAGATAATGCGCTGTAAAATTTTAACGGGGGTGGATTGACTGACTTTGCAATGTGGTGCTATCATGTGAGTATTATATTTTATGCTACTTGCACTATAAGGAATTAAACTATGTTGGTTGAATTTTCCAGCGATGACCAAATTGTTCAAGCATATAACAAGGCCAGTCGAAATTTATTATCCTTGGGACTTCTTGATCCCCAAGCCAGTGATGCAGAATACATAAACATTAAAAAAGCTTTGTTTAAAAAGATGTACAAAGCAGAAATCATTATGATCGAATCATTGTGGGTATTACATGGACTGGAATTTGACAATGAATTTGATTTTTTAAACTTTATGGCAACGTGGGGGTGATTTGTGACCACCGAAATCTTGGTTCCCCTGCCCATCTGGGAAAACTTGCTATCTCAGTATCTTGATGAGACAGCCAAACCTGATACTCCACTATTAAGTGTCAAACAGTATTATGGATTTTCCAATATACGTTATCTTGAAACTGGGCAACCATGTGTGACATTTCCCACAGATCAACAAGCACTGTTATTTGCCCTGAGATGGCCATGATCACACTACCACTACAGCCATACTTGCCCAACATAATGGAACACTATGATCAGTGCCCAGATAGTTGGGCCTATACTTTTCCTGATTTTAAGTATTGGCTAAAACTTAATTGGCGTGCAGAGTGTGATAATGACAATCATAGTCAATTTTTCATATTTGAAAATCAACAAGATGCCTTGTTATTTGCGTTAAGGTGGGCATAATGACAGAACTACCACTGCAGCCATACTTTCTCACTGTGTTTACTCATTACAAGACCATAGTTCAAAGTGGATCACATCACACCTATGCTGGTATGCGGGACTGGTTACACCAAGAATATGGCGCCGTACTAGATCTTAGCAGAGAATCCAACAATGTCATTATGTTTGAATCTGAACGGGATGCCCTGTTGTTCACGTTGCGGTGGACATAAATACTCCTATCATGAGAGCCAGAGAATTTATTACTCCCCACCAACCAGATATTGAAATCGATGACCTTGAAGAAGGGCTGGGAAAATATGCAGCCGGTGCTTTGGCCGCGGGTGCATTGGGTTATGGCCTAATTGCAACCGATCCCCCAGCTGATACCAATACTGGTGCACGATCTCAAGATCCATTTAGCAGCATGATCCAGTATCAAACTCCATCATCGTCAGGTAAAAAACAGGCACCACAGGCACCTAAACAAGCTGCACCGGAAAAAGACAGTCAAGTGCAACAACCAACAGCATCGCCTCCACCACCACCTCCACCAACCTTACTCAATAATCCTTATACACAAAAATTGATTAAAACTGCTCAGGGTGCTGGTATTGCGGGACAAGAATTGGCTGCATTTCTTGCACAAAGTGCGCATGAAACTTGGAACTTTACCCGAATGATTGAAAAATCAGTGGGAGATCCCAAGTTTTTAAAATACGATATCAAACATAATCCAAAAGTGGCCAAAAAATTGGGCAATATCCATGTTGGTGATGGTTATCAATATCGTGGACGTGGTTTTGTTCAATTGACTGGACGATATAATTATAAAGCTGCAGGTCAAGCATTGGGAATCCCACTAGAAAAAGAACCAGATCTGGCTGCTGATCCCAACATTGCTGCACGTATCGCAGTATGGTTCTGGAAAACCAGAGTGCAGCCCAATGTCAGTGACTATGGAGATATTGAACAAGTCACCCATAAAATCAACCCCAACCTACATGGATTGGATGATCGTGCTATAAAATATAGACAATTCAGACAAGCTCTGGGCATCAACGAGACTTGGTTGGCATAAAAAGTTGCTCTAATAGCATTTTCTGTGATAGTATAACAGAATATTAACCAGTAATTAGAAGCAATGACCCATGACACTCAATTTAGATCAACCTTGGATATATTATCACGACGAATACTTTGATAGGCATATGGTGCTTGTTCGTGACTATGAATGGTATTTGGCCAATCAATATGATATAGAATCGTGGATGATATTGAATCTGTCAAAAGGCTGTGATAGTATGAATGGCATGGTCATCAAATTTGCTGACCAACGTGAATTACTATTATGGACAATGCGGTGGTCATAACCTATGACAGAAAATTGGTTTGTGGCCAGTATCATGGCACCAGCAGCTCAACGTGGACCAGATTATTCAACATGGAAGGTTTATTATCAAGGGTGGAAACCTTGCATGGAATGGTGTGTGGCAACATTTGGTGGCGGCATAGGAGCCACTGCACGGGGGCCCGGATGGCGTTATGTGGGTGAAGGCGTATTTGAGTTTGAACGGGATCAAGACCGTACCTTGTTTTTGCTAAGATGGGGTTAATAACTTGTGAGCTCGATGTGAACTACTGTTATAATAAAGTCAATAATATTAATGGGTCGAAGAATGAACCAACAACTGAATGAATTAAAAAATCACAAAAACTTTATAGATACTATGAATAAAGAACAGCAACGAGAATGGTATCTTCGTATTAAAGAATCTTTTTCTGAGTTAACGGAAATAGGAATTCCCGAAGAATTGCAGCAGGCGATAAAAACATACGAACAAAATAATGGTATTGTATGAAGATTGCTGAAATAGACAATCAGATTAGAAATTCTGTGAAAAAATTACATAATTTATATATCAGTTATTTGGTAAACACATCATTGTTTAACGAGTTGATTACTACAATTCGAGAATTTGAAAATTCAAATGATCCAATTCTAATTAGAGAATCGAAAATTATCAAAGACAAACTATTTTTGGAATTAATCGAGATATTATCAAAATGAAACAACATATCAAATGTATCGTCAAGGATTGTCTGAATCATCAGGATCAAGGATCATTCGTGGGAGAACTGTGTAGTCCATGCTGGGAGTTTGTTACCAAAGGCACTGGAAAACATTCCCAAGTTTGGCGGAATACTGTCAAATCAGAACGTGACTCGTTACTGGCATTTGCTTGTGATCTTGAAAAATCATCTCAAAAACAACTTAATTCTGACTTAAATCCCTTGCCTTATCGTTTTATTGAAGGTAATATTGAAGCTTACCGAAAAATTATTTCAGAATTAATGACTTAAATCATGTTACCACTTGTAGAAAAAGCCAGGATATTTGCCACGGCGGCACATGCTGCGGTGGGTCAACGCCGCAAATATACTGATGAGCCTTATATCGTCCATCCCATAGAGGTTGCCAAGATGGTGGAAGAAGTGGGTGGCACTCCTGAAATGATTGCGGCAGCTTTCCTACATGACGTAGTTGAAGATACTGGTATTACAATAGAAACCATCTTGGCTGAATTTGGTTCAGATGTTGCAGATTTAGTAGCATGGTTGACAGATGTCAGCAAGCCTGAAGACGGCAATAGAGCCGTGCGCAAGGCGATTGATCGTGCTCATCTTGCCCAATCACCAGCAGAAGCTATGACGATCAAAATTGCCGATCTTATTTCAAATACACGTAGTATATTGAAACATGATAAGAATTTTGCTAGGATCTACTTGGAAGAAAAGAGATTATTGTTGGAAGTATTGGATAAAGGTGATGCTAGGTTGATGGCAGAAGCTAGAAAATTATTATGAAAGAATTATACGATCAAATTATTCGTTTTCAAGAACTTGCAAATAACACCGGTAGAAGTAAGATGACTTCCTATGGTGGTGTACTGTCACTGATAATTATATAGTGGATAACATAAAATGATAGTTCACAACACTGAAATTCAAGGCGTATTAATTCTTGAACCAAAAACATTCGGTGATCACCGTGGTTACTTTCTTGAAAGTTTTAATCAACAAAATTTTCAAGATTTAACCGGAGTTGAAACCAATTTTGTACAAGATAATCATTCATACTCACAGTATGGTGTAATCCGTGGTTTGCACTACCAATCACCCAATCCTCAAGGTAAACTGGTACGTGTTGTCACTGGTAAGGTATTGGATGTGGCTGTTGATATTCGCAAAGATTCTCCTACTTTTGGAAAGTCGGTGTGTGTTGAACTTTCTGCTGAAAATCATCGACAATTATGGGTTCCGCCAGGATTGGCACATGGTTTCCAAGTGTTGTCAGAACAAGGTGCCAACTTTCTCTACAAAACCACCGATTATTGGTATCCTAAAAGTGAACATTGTATCAGGTATGACGACCCAGATTTGAATATTTCTTGGGATTTTACTATCACTCCCATTGTTTCTGACAAAGACAAGAATGGGAAATTTTTTGCCAACATCGAACTATGAACATTATATCATTACACACTAGCATCAACGGACCGGGCAATTATTTCAAGAATTTGGGATGGGTCACTGGTAAACTGACCAAGAACAAATTTTGGGAATTAGAACATTATATTCAATGCGCCACATTGTTTAATTTCGACCTATCATTTAGTGTCGGAGAAAACCATGCAGGTTTTAACTTTGAGATTGGATTGTTGGGATATAATATACATTACAAAATCTACGATGTACGACATTGGGATCACTTGGAACATCGCTGGTTCGATTAAAGATTGATTGGTATGGCGTATGAATGACCAAGAACTTTACACTAACTCATTTATATATTGGGCCAACAACGTTCAATGCAATAAGTCATTGGTATTCCTATCAGATCCATTATGGAATGACCATAAACCATTTGCCAAGTGGTTATTAGAAACACATGGCGCACGGGTAAAAATCCGCAATCTCAATATTTCCCTAGAATTTGACAATCCACAAGATCGCACATTGTTTGTGCTAAGATGGGCATAGCCATGCAACGTGTCTATGTGGCCACTTTTTCAAAACCAGACGAAACCGGTCAATTGGTAAATTATGTCATAGAAGTACAGGCATTTGACAGAGAAGATGCCATGCGCACCGTATCTGATCATTTGGGTGATCACCCCATTACCAAATTATTTGATCTAGGCTATGCCAGCAAACCCATTATCGTGGGCAACAACCGATATTAAAATTTCAAGGAATAATCAGAAACTGATAGTATCATTGAAAAAATGGTAAATAAGATCATAATATAGGGCATAATATGAGATATTATCAATTATTCAAAAATAAACCTTCGGTCAACGACCAGCAAACCAGTTCACTATCAAAAATGGACATTGGCAATATAGATTCAAATCTATCCGAAGCCAAGAATGGTGACAAAAGTTTTAATGCCGCCGAATTCCGCAAATTTATCAGCACCTATCCTGGTACCAGACAGACTCTTTCTGGTCAAGATATCAACACAACAATGTACCCAGTGATGATGCACATGGTACCAGTGGGAAAGTTCATTGGAGTTTCCAAATTTGATCAACCAGCAACATTAGTCAGTATTGAAGGCAGTGATTATATTTTTCAATCAGGCGAAACTGTGGAGACATTTTCTGCCAGCAAAAATGACAGTGACAATCTCATGCAATTTAGAGTGATCTTTGAAAATACCCATGAATATTCCAAATTCATGACTCTGTTGATTCTAAAATTTGCTGGATGGAAGATCACGGAAAAGGTATTGTAAAAAGATCATGCGCTACTATCAATTATTCACCAAGTCTAGTCTGTCAATCAAGGAATCTATCTTGGACAAAATCCATAAAATTTTGGATATGTACGGGGTCAGTGGTGAGATTATACTAGATGAGTCGGTGACTCAAGTTACCGATGAAGACGTGGATGTCAGGGAGTTGCGCACATTCTTGTCAGGATTACCCTATTCTAAAAAGAAATTGACACAAGAAAATATTGATCAAATGTATTATCCGGTGATTGTGGATGTGATATTGCGCCCAAGATTTGTGGGAATTTCAAAGTTCAACCAACCGGGCAAGCTAGTTGATATTCGTCAAACTAGTCAAGGCAGTGAATATGTTTTCCAATGCGAAGACCGAGTTGCTGAATTTCCAGAAAGTAACCATGATTATACCAGTGGTCTATTGAGATCCAGAATTGTTTTCGATGACCCCAATGAATACTCCAAGTTTATGACTGAATTTGTGCTTAAGTTTTCACACTGGGATATCAAGGAAAAAGTTCTGTGAAAATCCGAGAACTTCTGTTATTTGAAGGTTTTGTTGGGCCAGTAATAGCATCATTTCGTAAATATGATGTAAAATTGGGCAGAATGGTCAATTTTGACATGAAATTTGAATCAGAAGCTGCGGCTATCAAATACAGAGACCAAAAGAACATAGAACTCTATCACATGCGAACAGCATAAATAATTTCATGTTACGCCAATTTAAAGAGTCTGAATCGCCATATCATCCTTATCCGGTTTATCCCGAACGGGATTTAAATCGGCCAGAACAGGATGGCAATCCATTTAAGCCATATGCGCCTACTTGATTGAGAAACAACTATGAAAATCAGAGAATTAATAGAAAACATTGAAAAACAAGCACGTCATGATTTGCCCGGAGCAGTTCGTGGCATTAAGATCATGTCAGTGGATCAATTTGTTCAGCAGAGTCAACCAAAAGATGATGCTGAAGTGGATGAGGCTACCAAATTGTCTGCGCCAAGTCGTGAACTTGGTGGGAAAGAATTTCAAGATTACATGACCAGAACCAAAGGCACTGATCTTCCCGGACAGTTTGACAAGAAAACTGGAAAACAAAAGTTTAAATCTGACAAAACAGCATCTGACAAGTATAAAATGCCTTATATTCATCGATCAAGCGCAATCAAGTATTTGCTACCTGATGGCAAAACCTACGATGAAGATGCAATCAAGCGTGCTGTTTCACAGAGACCTGCCAGTATTTTAAAGCAAAATGAAAAGATGGCGCATTCCAATGGTGAGTTAGAACAATTCTTTAATGTTGGATTTGCAGCATTGGTGGGAGTTGCAGTTGATGAAAGTACCAATCAATTAATTATAGTCAATACCTGTCCGGGTGCTGGTAGTTGTAAGGTAGACTGTTATGCCATGGGTGGTGGATATATTCAGTACGAGGCGGGTTGGTTAAGCAGAGCCAGATTGTTGACATTTTTATTAAATGATCCAGATGGATTCTTTGCCAAATTGTCAGAGGAAATTACCAAAGAAGAAGCAGCAGGAAAAAAAGGCAATTACAAAGTAAGTATTCGCTGGCATGATGCTGGTGATTTCTTTAGTCCAGAATATATGCAATTGGCTTTTGATTTTGCTAAAAAATTCCCAGATGTTGATTTCTATGCCTATACCAAGATTGCCAGTGCTGTTATGTCCAAAAAGCCAGATAACTTTATGATCAATTGGTCTGAAGGTGCTAGCCCTGAGCAAGAAAGACAAGTAAAAGCACAAGATCCCGGACTAGAGCGCACCAAGAATTCTAGAATTGTGCCAGATGAATTATTCCAAGATCTATTGAAAAGAGATGCCAAGGGTAACTTAGTCAAGACAGCGGGCGGTGCATGGCAGCCAGATAGTCCAGCAGCACTACATACACTAAAAGATCGATTGGCCAAAGAATATAATCTAAAGCCACAGTCTATATTGACTTATGATGAAATGATGGCAATCCCACAAAAGAGTAATATTCAAAAGTGGAATGTTATTATTGCTCCGGGAGAGGGTGATATTTCGGCCAAACGTGCTGATGTATTGAGTACACTGTTATTAAAGCATGGATAGGGGCTTGATGCTGAGCTAAAGCCGTGATATAATAGCGGTTATGCTATTTTTCATAAAACCCAGTGTAATTCATTTAGACTGTTTTACCAACCGTCCAGATGTCTATGAGTATTTTCCAGTAAATCATACTGCAAAATTTTTACCTTCTTGGTGGAAAAATCTTCCAGCAGTTATAGATAATAAAAATGTTCCATATATAGAACCTACCATGCGCAGTTGTGTTGGCTTTAATTTGTTTCACCAGCATGGTATCACAATCCCACTTTGGTCAGATTTTTCATTTTTAAAGTTTGATAATGGCGCATATCAATATGATTTTTCTGATAGCAGAACTCAAGTTGAAACCCATGATTTTTCACAAATGCAGGGCTATCTGGACCCCAATGATTATGTGCATTTAAAGATTATTTCCCCTTGGATATTTTCTACTAAAAAATATATTAAGTGGGCATGGGTCCAAAATACATGGAATTTGCCTGAGTTAAGCCAAATTTTTGTTCCTCCTGCTGTGATGGATTTCAAGCATAATAACTTTACGCATATCAATATGTTTGTTAACATTGGTACAATGAAGAGTAACAAATTCTTAATAGAGTCTGGTACTTCAATGGTGAACTTGATTCCATTGACCGACAAGAAAGTTAAAATACATAATCATTACGACCCAGATAAATTCTTTCTCATGGCTGAGCGTGGTAATAGATTTTCTTATACCAATGTTTATAGCAAGAGAAAGAGGATGATAAACCAGAAAAAATGTCCGTTTGGGTTTTGAATTATGTTTGAAATTAATAAAATAACAAATATAATTGTTGAAGACTTTCGAGATAGTAAAATATACATCATTGATGATTTTTTCAAGAATCCAGATGATATTGTGGAATATTTAAAAACCAATAAGCCCGGACTACACAAAGAATGGGAATTTCCGTCACATAATACGGTTGAGTTTTTTGAAGGCCGTCACTACATTCAGCATGATAGCATATTTGACCTACAGCAGACATTGATTAATATCTGTGGTAGTAACAATGTTTGCTCAAATATGATCTATAGCAATATTGCCAGATTTATTGATAAAGAATTTAATGATTATAAGAATAATTATTGGTGGCCACACAGGGATGATGGGTGGAATTGCTTGATTTATTTGACAAAAATGGACATCGACGGCACGAATCTATATGAAGAAACCGCAGATGACCAAGAAATGATTATTACAAATCAAATAAAAGAGCATCACCAGCCTTGGAGAAGTAGAGACAAGTATCGAGTTATTAAAACCTTACAATCAAAATATAATAGACTGGTGATGTTTGATGGTAAAAAGTTCTTGCATAATATGGCTATTAATGATGATACGTTTTTCCATGAAGAAAGGATGAATTTGGCCGTTTTTTTCAATTGAATTGGCATATAAATAAGATGGTAATGTCAATTTTGAGGAAACGTTATAATGGCCATCCCATCTTCAGGTCCTATCAGATTTACAGATTTAAAAAATACTTTTAATTTAGGAAACAATCTCGGTAACTATTACAGAGGAACTGGTCATGTGCCTAATGTGCCACAGGACGCAAATGTGCCAACCTCTGGTGCAATTTCTTTTAGTAAGTTTTACGGAGCAACCAATGTTTTCGTATATAATTTTTCATTGGCATCCGGAACTAACGCCACAAATCTTAATTTAAAAACCAATGCTCTTGCTGCAGGATGGGATAGTGTAACACCAATTCAAATCAACGTCACCATTGGTGGGGTATTGGGGTCTACATCTCCGAGTTTATATGCATTTAGTACAGGTGGAATCACCAATGCTACTATTGTTGTGACAGTAAATAGCGGTGGTTATATTACTGGGGCTGGTGGTCCCGGTAACGCAACGGGCACTGCGGGTCCTGCTATGTTTGTTGATGCGCCCATAGTCTTAAAAAATAGTGGCGTAGTGCAGAGTGGCGGCGTTGGTGGATCCGGCGGATCAGGTGGATTTGGTGGTGGTGGTGCTGGCTATTTTCCGGGCCCAGGAGCAGGCACAGGGGGAACTGGATCATTGACTTCTGGTGGTTCTGGGGGTTATAATTCTGGCAAGGGCACTACAAACGGATCGCCTGGAAGTGGACCCGGTGCTGGCGTTGCTATTCAAGGTGTTTCTAAAGTTACATTTAGCCCAGTGGGCACAATTCTTGGATCTCAGGTAGGATAACATGAAAATTATTATTAACAAGCTAGAAACAAGTATGCAGGAAATCGATGGAAATATGACCGAGGTCACCACTTTGGTTCCTACAAATTATGAACAGGCAACTCAGGGATCTTATTTGATTTATAATCCAGTCACTGGAGAAAACATATCGGAGTCATCTCTTGAAGATATGCAAAAAACATATGAACAAATTAATTTAATGATCAATCAAATTCAAGCTGCAGAACAGAGTCTATTGGATTTTAGGTATTCGGTATTCATTACAGGGTCACATGATGCCGGAGATGATGTAAGTCCATACCCATATGCATTGGAGATTGTGTAATGATTAATGTTTCTAAAAAAGTAATTTTAAAAAATTGTAGAATGTTGATTAATTCATCAATATATGATCTTGCTGGTTCAATTATTGATGGTCAACTGGTGGAATCAGCGTTTACGCCGGCCACTTATCCATATCGCCATGTTGTTGTCGCTGGCAGTTTTGAAATGAGTTTTCCAAATTCTTCAGTACTTGGAGATAACGTTATGATTGGTGATGTTTTTCCTTGGAAAGATTACGCAGCCAGCTCGTTTCGGGTGGCATCTCGCGAAGACAATTCAATTTATTATTGCATTATACCGTCAACTAATGAAACTTTGATCAATACTTCGATTGAGTTGTCACAGGGACAAACGGCCACCCTCGATGTTTGTCAACTTGGTTTTATTTTTGGACCAGAATTTACAGTTAATTCAGTTACCAAAAACAATGTCGCGGTCATTGCCTGTGAAGATAATCCAGCACATATTGTTGCAAGTCAGCCTTGCAAACTTGTAAAACTCTATTCTTCTTTTTACAAATTCTGATATAGGTTGATATTTTGATTGAAAATTCTGTAGATGCTATATTTGGTTGTCCTATCTTTGTAAATGACGCGACTGATGAGGAATTGCTGGAAATAACCTCAGAACTTCAACAGATTATTCCATTAATAGCGCCAAACTTGACCGATTCTTCTAATTATCCATGGGACAAAGGCAAGAATGGCAACAAATTAAATTTGAATTTGCCTATCAACATCATTGAAGAACATAATTTAATCAATTTAAAATCTTATATTTTCAAATGTCTTGTTAATTATCTTGAAAAAATTGGTGCCAAGCCTTGTAGTTTCCATGTTGTAGACTCTTGGTTAGTTGAAATGACACAAGGGGACTATATGGGCAAGCATAATCATGGCATGTCTCATATTTCTGGGGTGTACTACCATACAATAGATCAAGACTCTGGTGATTTTATCGTATTTCCTCAGGGTGCCCAGACGGTTCATCCTTTTCCCAGCATGTTTTCAGAATCTCCATTTTATGCACCATCAGTGCACTATACCCCCAAGATTGGCAGGATAATTATGTTTCCCGGATGGATGGATCACTGTGTTACGGAATGCAAATCTGAAATATTAAGATATAGTATACCATTCAATATCAATTTGACACTGGTCGGAAATAAATAACAATATAGCCAGTGATATCAATGGCAGGTTATCTTATAAAATTAATTCCATATGACGCTACAAACCACCGGAACAATCTCGATGTTGGATATACAAGTAGAACTGGGTTTGACCACCGGTACGTATATTTCCTTGGGCGATACTTCTACCAAAGCATTGAGTGGTGATCTCACCGGAGTAACTGGTATTGGTCATTTTTATGGAAAACATGCTATTCCACCCGGCTCAATATTATTTACCACGGCCACAACTCATCAATTTGTGCCACCTGCTGGAGTCACTGCCATATCCGTGGTATGTGTAGGCGGTGGAGGTGGAGGGCGACAACTTGGAGCATTCAACACCAGTGGTGGAGGTGGTGGATTGGCATGGTTAAACAATTATCCTGTTACTCCGGGTCAAAGTTATGCGTTAGGCGTTGGCGGTGCTGGCACTGGTCCAGGTTCGGGCGCAGCAGGGGGTTCTAGCTTTTTTGTCAACACCAGCACATGTTATGCTGAAGGTGGTGGTGGTGGCACAGTGGGAAATAGCCAAGGCGTGGGTGGTGGTGGCAGATTTGTAGTTTCAAAATCATTTGGTTCATCTGGTGGCGGTAATGGCGGAGTTGGTCAATCTGGTGGCAGCCCCGGTGGTGCCGGTGGATATACTGGCAATGGTGGAGATGGAGACACTGACAATGCTTCAGGTGGTGGTGGCGCCGGTGGATCTGGGGGTGGTGCGGGTGGAGTGGGTGTTTACGGACAGGGTTCTACTGGTATATTTCCCGGCGGTGGCGGATCGCCCGATAACCATGGTGGTGGATTGCCTAATAATGGTCGTATAGGTGGAGCTTATGGGGGCGGTGGAATGAGAAATTCACTTTCATCAGGAAGTGGCAGTAGTGGGGCAGTTCGAATAATATGGGGAACTGGAAGAAGTTTTCCCGATAATGCGGCGTAATATAATATCATGACAATACGAGCTACAGGACCAATTTCAGTACTTGACATGCTAAACGAACTAGGAATTAGTAGCACAGGCACGTCCACGGTGTCATTTGCTAATATAAATTTAAGAGCGTTGAGTAATGATTTTAATGGACCAATCAATTTTGATGATTTTCACGGTAAAACTTATGTGGTTCCTGGCAGTCGCTCATTTAATCCCGGAACAGGCCTTTTTATTGTTCCGGCGAGAGTTAATTTTGTCAATGTGGTATGTGTTGGCGCAGGCGGTAGCGGTAATATTGGAACTGGCGGCTCTGCTGGTGGTGGTGGTGGATTGGCTTGGATGACTAACTATCCCGTTACCCCCGGTCAAAGAATTAAGGTAGTGGTCGGTAGAGGCGGAACCGGCGGAAACAAAGGCGGGGACAGTTATTTTGATGATCCCAGCATCATATGGGCAGAAGGTGGCGGGGGAGGACTAACTGGTAATAGTAGTGGAATCTCTGCAGGTGGTAACTATTCTGTTAGTGCGGGTGACACCGGTGGTGGCGGAGTCGGCGGATCAGGGGAATTCGAAGGAGGTGGAGGTGGTGCGGGAGGATACACTGGAAATGGCGGGGATGGTGGAAACGATAATGCCTCTGGCGGCGGTGGTGCGGGAGGACATATTTTGCCTACTAGATTTGTTAATGGTAGCGGGGGTGGCGGAGTGGGTGTGTCCGGGCAAGGAAAAACTGGAACTTTTCCTAATGGCGGAGGATCTAACGGCGGAGCGGGTGGTCCTGGACCAAATTCTTCATTCGGCGGCACGGGTGGAGCAAAAGGTGGTGGTAGTGGATGGGCTAAAAATATTAAAGGCACTGGGGGATCAGGAGGTGTTAATGTAATGTGGGGCACTGGTATAACCTTGCCCTGACCTATTTCACTTGTCTAACCAAGTCCAATGTTGACCCAACACTGGAGTCAATCCAATATGTGATCGTGGAATAAAATAACGATCATCACCAATGCCCAATTGATCAACCAAGTTGGCAAATACGGAATCCACCATAACAAGACTTTGTGCTTTTTCTAGGATGGTGAGCCAGTCAAAAATGCAATTGGTTTGTTCTGTGATTTCGATAATCTGCCAATCACTGGGAATAGTGCTAGCATCAAATGTAGCACGATGGTCACTGCCCTGTAAATGTATAACCACATAATTTGGGTTCTTGACCAATCGATCATACAATGCCTGCTCTCTGGCAGGATTCCTGATAATACATTCAGCTAGTTTCCACTTTTCCAAGAATGGAACATTGGCCACTATATATTTGCATTGATCAAATTTGGTGTGTTGAAAGTATGGAGTTTCGTGGAAGTCATGACCAGTAAGTGCTTGATATAGCACAATAATCTCATCACATTTGAAATTTTTCAGACGTTTCATGGGTACATCGTAGAAAAATGCACCAGTGTCTACTGGAATGGGAATCCAATGCACCCAAGGCACAGAATCTTGAAAATTTGGAATAAAGTTTTCACAGATAGGCCAGTAGATGTCCCAACCTTGTCGACGATAGTAGTTGGCAATGGGCAATGAAATGATACAATCTCCCACTCCGCGAGACTGAATTAGACCAAGTTTTTTGTTTTTTGATTCCGACATAACTGTTCTCCTGACTTTTAACTATTATACCGAAAATTAAATTACCAGTCAATTATTGCACTGCACAAAGCTAAATAAGAGTCAGACCTACCTTAACTCAAGGAGTAAAAAATGATTCTTGTTTATATACACGGAGCTAATTCGTCTAGTGCTAGTTGGAATTATGTCAGACAGCAACTTGCGCATGATGTTGAAATGGCGCACCGAGATATACAAGAAATCACACTGGATTATAACAGTGACCACGGGTTTGATAATAACCTCAAAGACATGATTGAAACTATCAATCAATCTGAAACCAAACAAAAATTATACTTTATAGCACATAGCCTAGGTGGAGTATATGCACTACATCTAGCACAAGAATTTAAATCACAAACCGTGGGTGGATTTACCATTAGCACACCATATGGTGGTTGTGAGTCAGCAAAATTACTACATATTGTGTTTCCACGTGAACAATTATTAGCAGATATTTCTCCACATTCTTGGCCAATCAAAAGAATTCAACAGTTTACTATACCAAAAAAATGGACCACTGTAGTCACAACCAAGGGTGATAATCCATTATTTTTGGGACAGGCCAATGACGGTATCGTCACAGTTAGAAGTCAACAAAGTTTAGATACAATTGATCAAATTAACATGGGATTTAATCACTATGAAATCCTACAAAGTACTGACTTAATCAAAAGATTGGTCAACAAGATAATAGCCGTCATTTGAATTTCTACATCTTTGATGCAGTTTTTTACTTCAAGCATAAATAACCACGTAGCAATAAAATCAAAAAACCAAACATATGAAAACTGCTGTTGCTGACCATCTAGCAAGAGCGGATATTAAAACGAGCAACACCACAATATAATATAACCGGGGAATACAATGAGTTTAATATTATCAGGAAATGCAGGAATTATCTTCCCAAGTGGGGCAACCCAGACCACCGCCGGAGTTTCTAACATCACTGGCGGAAATGATATCACCGTATCCGCTTTTGGGTCCAATTCAGTTTCTATCGACGATACCAGTACATTAGACAGCGTTGCTGGTCGTGGCAATACTTCTACCCATGCACTATATATCACCAATTCAACAAATAGCACAAGCACCACCACTGGCGCGTTAGTAGTCACCGGTGGAATAGGATTGGGCGGTAGCATTACTGTTGGCGGTGGCATGAACATCGCGGCATCAATTATTCCCGCTAATGCATCGGTAGACATTGGTTCTTCAGCCGCACCAATTCGTTCATTGTATGTTTCTACCGGCACAATCTATATTGGAACATTGGCTCTTAGCGCAACCCCAACTGCATTGCTGGTCAATGGTAGTCCAATCGTTACTTCGGTTAGTACAGGTACTTCATCCATTAACAATTCTACTCCTTCTGTTAGCCCAACAACTGGTGCGTTGACAGTGGCCGGTGGTACAGGTGTTTCTGGTGATCTCTATGTTGGTGGCAGTGGACATTTTGCCGGTGATTTATATGTAGGTGGCACACAGTTTGTTGTTAATTCAACCAATATTGCCACAGGTGATCATGTTATCACACTGAGCACATCTTCTTCAAATGCAGCTAGTGCGTCTAATAGTGGTTTGAAAATTGGTTCAACCTCTAGTCCATACATCAGCTGGTTATATGATGGCGGCAACAACTGGGTGTCCAGTGCCGGCGTCAAAGTCAATTCCACAGCAAGTTCCACCTCTATTCTAACCGGTGCGTTGCAGGTTGCTGGCGGTGCTGGTATTCAAGGTGACATGTATGTAGGCGGTTCAATTCATATCAATGGTATCAGTGTCGGTTATGGTTATTCCGGTTCTGTTGGATCATTGGGTTACACTGGTAGTGCTGGTCCACAGGGTGCCGCTGGTGCTCAGGGCCCACAGGGACCACAGGGTGGAATTGGATTTACCGGTAGTATCGGAGCCGCTGGTGCTCAGGGCCCACAGGGTATTCTTGGATTTACTGGTTCAATTGGACCACAAGGTGCTGGATTTGCAGCACAATCGTTTAGTAAAACTTTTGTAACAAATGGTTCATTAGTAGGAACATCAATCAATTGGAATGTAGCAGATATTCAATCATTTGCAGTAGGTGATTTCATCAGGATAGTTGATACATCTAGTGGATCAACTTATTATTATATTGGCCGAATCAACCAGATTCAATTTGCTGGTGGAGCTGGCTGGACAGTTTTTGTTGATGTTAACAGCGCTGGTGGAACTCCAACTAGTGCTTCTTCAACCAACTGGCAGATGCAATTAACGGGTGGTATTGGCGCCACTGGTGCACAGGGACCACAAGGTGTAACTGGTTTCGCTGGATCGGTGGGTGATCAAGGACCACAGGGTGTAATTGGTTTCTCTGGTAGCGTTGGTGCACAGGGACCACAGGGTGTAATTGGTTTCTCTGGATCGGTGGGCGATCAAGGTATGATTGGTTTCTCTGGATCAGTTGGAGCACAGGGACCACAGGGTGTTCAAGGTATTCACGGTGATACTGGACCACAAGGACCACAGGGCGCTATCGGCTTTACTGGATCTACCGGAGATAGTGGATTTACAGGCAGTGTTGGACCACAAGGACCACAAGGTGTTATCGGATATGCAGGTAGTATTGGCGCACAGGGGCCACAAGGTTACACTGGTAGTATTGGTGGTATTGGATTTACAGGTAGTGTCGGTGCCGCTGGAACATCTGTTAGAATTATCGGAACCACCAGTACAGCTTCTCTATTAGCACTCAGTAACTTTGATCCATCACCAGCAATGGGAGATGGTGTTATTGTCGCTGATACTGGTCATCTATGGGTATATTCAAACTCATCAGCTCCCGGCAGCGTTGATGGCTTTACAGATGTAGGCAACGTTACTGGACCAACTGGTGCCACAGGTACAATTGGATTTTCAGGATCACTTGGTTATTCAGGATCAGTTGGTGCACAAGGACCACAAGGTTATTCAGGTAGTATTGGTGCTATTGGTTTCTCTGGTAGTGTAGGTGCACAGGGACCACAGGGTGTCACTGGTGCGCAAGGACCACAGGGTGTTACAGGTGCTCAGGGCCCACAGGGTGTTGCTGGATTTACTGGATCAGTTGGTATAATTGGATTCACTGGTAGCCAAGGAAGTACATATAAGACTACTAGTAATACCACATTCTCTATCACCAATGCTGGTACAGCAGTATTCATGACCAATGATTTGAATTTGAGTTATTCTGTTGGTCAGACAGTAATGGTTCTAAAAGATGCCAGTAATTATGTTGTTGGTACAGTGACCAATTATGTGACTGGAACTGGTGCATTGACAATTAGTATCACAGGTAGTTTGGGCAGTGGATCTTATAGTTCATGGACCATCAACCTAACTGGTGCAATTGGACCACAAGGCACACAGGGTAACATTGGTTTCACTGGTAGTGTAGGCGCACAGGGACCACAAGGTATCACTGGATTTGCCGGATCGGTTGGTGCACAAGGACCACAAGGTATTATTGGTTTCACTGGCAGTGTAGGTGCACAGGGACCACAGGGTATTGTTGGTTTTGCTGGATCTGTTGGTGCACAAGGACCACAGGGTATTATTGGTTTTGCTGGATCTGTTGGTGCACAAGGACCACAAGGATTTACTGGTAGTGTTGGACCACAAGGATTTGCTGGTTCAGTTGGATTTACTGGATCAGTTGGTGCACAGGGACCACAAGGATTTACTGGTAGTGTTGGACCTGCTGGAACATCAGTTAGAATTATTGGATCTACCGGCACTGCTTCGTTAATAGCTTTTACCAGCTTTGATCCAACCCCAACCATGGGTGATGGTATTCTGGTAGCTGACACTGGACATCTCTGGGTGTATTCAAACTCATCTGCTCCAGGTAGTATTGATGGATTTGCTGACATTGGTAGTATTACTGGACCACAAGGACCACAGGGACCACAAGGTTACACTGGATCACTTGGATATTCTGGTAGTGTTGGACCAGCTGGTGCCAGTGCAGTTCCAACAGTGGGCGCAACACCTCCTACTAATCCAAATGCTGGTGATCAGTGGTATAACACCGCAACTGATACAATTTATCGTTACACCAATGATGGCGTAAACAGTTATTGGGTTGATTATACTAGCCCAGGATTTGGATTCGCTGGACCACAAGGTGCAGTTGGTTTCAGTGGTAGTGTTGGTGATCAGGGACCACAAGGATTTACTGGTAGTGTTGGACCACAAGGATTTGCTGGTTCAGTTGGATTTACTGGATCAATTGGTGCACAGGGACCACAAGGATTCTCTGGATCTGTTGGATTTACTGGATCAATTGGTGTTACAGGTTTCACTGGATCAATTGGTGCACAGGGACCACAAGGATTCTCTGGATCTGTTGGATTTACTGGATCAATTGGTGTTACAGGTTTCACTGGATCAATTGGAGCCACTGGTGCACAAGGGCCACAGGGATTCACCGGATCAATTGGTGCACAAGGACCACAGGGATTCTCTGGATCAGTTGGATTTACTGGATCGATTGGTGTAACTGGTGCACAAGGACCACAGGGATTTACCGGATCAATTGGTGCACAAGGACCACAAGGACCACAAGGATTCGCCGGATCAATTGGTGCACAGGGACCACAGGGCGGTACTGGATTCACAGGTAGTGGCGGTGCTGGTAAACAGACTGCTTCGACCACAGCCCCAAGTGGACCAACATTAGGTGACGCATGGTATAACACAGCCAATGACGTAATTTATCGTTACAGCACTGATGGTGTCAACTCTTTCTGGGTTGATATTTCTGGTCCTGCAACTGGTGCTAGTTTGAGTAATACACTAAACAGTTTGAGTATTACTTCAACTACAACAGCTGTAAGTTCAGTAACAGGTGCATTGACTGTGGTTGGTGGTGTGGGTATCGGTGGTACTGCATATTTGGGCGGTAGTGTAGTTGCAAATATTAGTACAGCCACTGTGACACTTAACAACAACAGTGATATGAGCTTCCAGTTAGTCAGTAACACATCACTCAAGATTAGTGTACGCGGTAGTGACGGTGTAACACGTAGTACCACACTAACATTGGCTTAATTATGATGTAAAAAACTTCCCAATCACACATAAAAATGTTATAATAATTGTGTGATTGGGAAATAGCAAAAAAACGGGATAAGAAAAAATAAATAGTAGCAACAAAAACTAGAAATACCAAATTAAAGGACCAGAAAGACTATGTCATTTCCTAGCTCACCAACAAACAATCAGACAGCAATTGTCAATAATACGATTTATTCATACAGCACCAGTACCAATGCTTGGACTCGTGTTCAGGGTGCATTGACTGCCACAACACTTACGATTTCTGGCACCGCAGTATCTAACTCAACTCTTACTGGCGCATTGATTGTTGCTGGTGGTGTTGGAATAGGTGGAAATCTATATGTGGGTGGTCAGGTCAGTGGTAACTTGTCAGGTTCCACAGTTGACGGGACCAACAGTGTTGGTTTCTTAAACACACCACAAAACGCACAGCCAAGTAGTTATACATTGGTGCTCAGTGATGCTGGCAAACATATTTTCCACGCCAGTGGATCATCCGCAGCCACATACACCATTCCTGCCAACGCCAGTGTGGCTTTTGCAGTGGGCACGGTTGTGGCATTTGTCAACATGGCCTCTGCTGCAGTGACCATTGCAATTTCATCAGATACATTGACATGGGCACCCGGCGGTTCAGCTGGATCTAGAACATTGGCTCAAAATGGTATTGCCACAGCTATCAAGACAGGCACTACTACTTGGATGATTACAGGGACGGGATTGTCATGAGTGGAATTTCTCAAATTCTGTTGTCAGCATTTTCTAGTGGAACTGGTAGCACTGGTAGCACTGGTGGTACAGTTATTCAAACATTTACTTCTAGCGTATATTGGACTGCTCCAGCCGGTGTAACTTCAGTTAACTACTTGGTAGTTGGTGGTGGTGGAGGCGGTGCATCAGGAGGTGGGGGAGCTGGAGGTTTTTTAACAGGATCTAGTTTTCCCGTTACTGCAGGACAAACCTATACCATCATTGTTGGCGCAGGAGGTACTGCGGGTACAAGTAATGTGGCTACGCCAGCAAAAGTAGGTGGTAGTTCTTCATTTAGTACCATTGTTGCAGCGGGCGGCGGTAATGGTGGTAACGATACTACATCAAATGCAGGATCTGGCGGAAGTGGCGGTGGTGCTGGTTCAGCTAACGGCACTGTTACGAATGGATTTGGAAACGTTCCAGCAACTGTTCCCTCACAAGGAAATAACGGCGGAACACAAGGTGGATTTGTTGCAAGTCCTTACCCATCAGGCGGTGGAGGAGGTGCGGGTGGAGTGGGATTAAACGCATCGGGCGCATCAGTTAGTGGCGCCGGTGGACCAGGATTAGCATCTAGCATATCTGGCGCTAGTGTGACCTATGCAGGCGGCGGCGGTGGCGGTATTTATGGTGGTGGAACTGCTGGATCAGGTGGATCAGGTGGTGGAGGAGCTGGTTCCGGAAGTACTTCGGGAACGGCAGGAACCACAAACACTGGTGGAGGTGGAGGTGGTACGGTCAACGGTGGAACAGGCGGTACAGGCGGCTCCGGTATAGTCATCTTGTCTTACACTCTAAATGCTGGCAACCAAAGCTTATTAGTTTTCACATCTTCAAATTCTTTCACTGTGCCCACCGGCGTGACTTCATGTCAATACTTGGTAGTAGGTGGTGGTGGTGGCGGAGGTGGAGGTGGAGGTGGAGGTGCCGGAGCCGGTGGCGTAATATTTGGAAATAGTCTACCATTAACACCGGGCGCTACTTACACTGTTACTGTTGGAGCCGGTGGATCTGGGGGAGCACAAACACCCGCAACTAGTGGCTCACAGGGATCTAGTTCTGTTTTTTCTACTATAACCGCAACGGGTGGTGGTTACGGTGGTTCGATTGCAGTAGGTGGAAATGGAGGTTCCGGTGGTGGCGGTGCTGGAACAGGAAGTGCAGCCTATGCAGGCGGAACAGGTAATACTCCTTCGGTTTATCCACCACAGGGTAATAACGGTGCTGCTGGTGTTCAGTCAAGTTATAATGGCGGTGGAGGAGGCGGTGGTGCCGCGGCTTCTGCACAAAATGGTGGTAATGGATTGACTACTAGCATTACTGGTTCTTCAGTTACCTATGCTGGTGGCGGTGGTGGTTCAGTTTCAACTGGTGGAGGAAGCGGTGGTTCAGGTGGTGGTGGACAGGGAGGTACCTCTGCGAGTGGTGCTTCCGGAATCGCTAATACCGGTGGCGGAGGAGGAGGAGGTAGTTCTGCTTCCGGCAGTTCAGGTGGTTCAGGTATTGTAATCATTAAATTTAACCAGTAACATAGATATATAGGTGATATAGTGGTAGATGATCGGAAAATTTACAAATTAGTAGGTGTTAATGTAGCAATTGAATTATTGCGTCCGGGTGCCAAGTGGGAATTTAATGGCACAGCATTTACAAAATGGGATGATCCAAGGCCAGTGCCCAGTGTGGAAGAAGTCTATGATGTTATGAAAAAACTCAAAGATTTTGAAGATAGTATTCCCACCATGTGGACACCTGAGCAACTGGCCAGCATGAAAACGGGGGAACAGGATTTTGAGAGTGCTACGGCATGATCACACATAATCTTTTCCCCACAGCAGTGAGTTTTTTTGAGTTTGGTTCAGATTTAACACAGGATGAGTTAGATTTTATAACAAGTCAACCAACCAGAGGCAATGATGGCAATGCCACTAGCACTGATCATAATTTATTTGATCATCTAGAGTTAGCCAGAATTGCCGAATTCTGTAATCAATCTGTGTTGGAATATTTCCATGAAATATACAATCCAAAGAATCAAGTAACGCCGTATATTACACAATCTTGGGCCAACTATACAGAGCAGGGGCAGTATCATCATAAACATGCACATCCCAACAGTTTTATTTCGGGTGTATTTTATGTAAAAACTACCCCGGATCTAGATAGAATATATTTTTATCAGGATAATTACAGACAAATTAAGTTACCACCCAAGGAATGGAATTTGTATAATTCAGAGTCTTGGTGGTTACCAGCAACAACAGGGCAATTAATCCTGTTTCCATCGTCATTGACCCATATGGTACAACCGGTGGAAGCAGCAGAAACAAGGATAAGCATTTCTTTTAACACTTGGTTAAAAGGTGATATTGGGGATGATCAGGAATTAACAGGATTACACCTTTAATACCACAGTAGATCAAAATTATAATAAATAACAGGCATCAAACAATTAATTCAGGAGTTTTTGACATGGCACATTATGCACAATTAGATGAAAACAATAAAGTAATTCAAGTTATCGTAGTTGGTGACAGCGATACCTGTGACGCCAATGGCGTTGAAATGGAGAGTATTGGAGTGGCTTTTTGTCAACGCCTATTTGGCGGTACATGGAAAAAAACCAGTTACAATACCATGGCCGGTGAGCACAATAATGGTGGTACACCATTCCGTGGCAACTATGCTGGATTGGGATATACCTATGATGCCACCAATGATGTATTTTATGGCCCACAGCCTTATCCAAGCTGGACAATTTCTGCTCCTAGTTGGACATGGACTGCACCAGTGGCTATGCCCACCGATGGAAAAATGTATTCATGGGATGAAGATACCAAATCTTGGGTAGATACGACTCCTGCGGAATAACAACTCAGACAGATTCGGTAACACACGCGGGGGCTCTTGGTCAATTTTGGCTATAGGACCCCCGTGTTGTTTTTCAGCCCGTCCACCACACGCAGATTTTGCTATGTTTAATCTGGGTTTTTTTCAGCCAGACTAAATAGTAATAACAAATTAGTAGCAGCGAAATCGCAGCAACAAAAACAGAACTTACATAATAAAAAAGGATCAAAGAAACCATGTCATTTCCTAGCTCACCAGTCGATAAACAAATTTCAGTTGTTAACTCCATTACCTATCAATACAGCACCAGTACCAATACTTGGACTCGTCTTCAAGCGGTATTCACTGCTAGTTCAATTACTGTTGGTGGTGTTACAACAGCTACTTCTACCAACACAGGTGCAGCGATTGTAGCTGGCGGCTTGGGAGTGGGTGGTGCATTAAACGTTGCGGGACAGATGTCAGTTAAGTTGACTGGTTCTACTGCAGATGGTACCAACAGTATCGGTTATATGAATGTGTTACAAAACGTTCAATCAACTAGTTATACATTGGTGGCTGGTGATGCTGGCAAGAACATTTATAATGCCAGTGGATCTGGTGTGACATATACAATTCCAGCCAATGCCACTGTGCCATTTGCTGTTGGTACTACTGTTAACTTTATCAACATGGCTTCTGGTGCAACTACTATTGCCATTGCTTCTGACACCATGGTTCAAAGTGGTACCACTGCTACTTCTACTAGTACAATATCATTGGCACAGTATGGTGTAGCCACTGCATTGAAAGTCACCAGCACCAGCTGGTTGGTCAATATCAGTGCTACTGGAACTGGTTCCGGTTCTGGTACTACCACAGCAGCCACAGTGACACCTAGTGATGATTATTTAAACTTGGTGAGTTTGTTGGTGGCTGGTACAGGTACCAACACAGTATCTGGCAACACCAGTACATTTATTGATTCATCTATCAACAACTTTCCTGTGACTGTGAGTGGTACACCCACACAGGGTACATTTAGTCCATTCAGTCAGACTGGATGGAGTAATTATTTTAATGGTAGTACATCTAAGATCACAATGCCATATAATGCCAATCAAGAACCTGGTGCAAATCCATTTACAATAGAGTTTTTTTGGTATCCAACTGTTGGCGCAGTACACCAGTGGTTTTTTGGTGGCACTACCGATCTCTGGATTTCTCTTGATTACGCTTCTACAGCGGCCAACACGATTGGGGTTTTGGTAGGAAATGGTACTAGCGCTTGGAATATTATTAATAGTGTTCAAACTACTGGTGTTCCAACGATAAACGCATGGAACCATATAGCGTTTGGGCGTTCTGGTGGAAATTGGGCTGTGTGGTTAAACGGAGTTAAGGTGTTTACTCTTACTGGTACCACAACCTCTATTGGAACCAAGACAGGTGGTTTTTTAATTGGAAGCCATCCCACTAACGGATACTATACGTCTGGTTACATAAGTAATTTCCGTTATGTAGTTGGTACTGATGTTTATGGTGTTAATAATAGCACTATTACTGTTCCCACTTCGCCATTGACAGCTATTACCAACACAGTGATATTGACTTGCCAGTCCCCTAGCTTTAAAGACAACAGTACCAATAACGTTGCAATCACCCCTGTTAGTCCAACATCAGTTCAACCATTTTCACCATTTAATCCAGTGACTGCAACGGGTACATCCAATGCAAAATTGTCTGGTACTACTGGGTATAGTAGTGCGTATTTTAATGGTAGTTCATCGGTACTAACTGTTCCATATAGTTCCAATTTAATGTTTAACGCCAGTAACTTTACAATTGAATGTTGGTTTTATGTGACAAGTTTGGCAGCACAGCAGTCCATCACTCAATGTAACTCAACGGGTGCGGGTTCAAATACAGCACAAAACATAATTATACAAACATCTGGACAAATTTATGGTGTGGCATTTACTCCATCTGTAAATCAAGTTTTTAGTCCTTTTAACGTAACAATTAATCAATGGTATCACATTGCTCTTGTTAGAAATGGCACAAGTCTTACTCTTTATTTGAATGGCATAGCAGGTACTTCTGTTAACATGGGGTCAGCAGCAGTAAACTCAAATACTAGTATGGTTACGCAAATTGGAGCAGGATATCAGTCGGGAACTACAGTAGGTCAATATTTAACTGGTTATATCACTAACTTCCGTCAGGTTATTGGTACAGCAGTCTATACTAGTAACTTTGTACCAAGTACTGCACCATTGACAGCTATTACCAATACAGCATTGCTGACCTGCCAAAGTCCAACTTTTGTAGACAACAGTACCAACAATTTTGCTATCACCAATAACGCTGCTAAACCTGTGCCTACAATGTCACCATTTACCAGTCTTTATGGATATACCTTTACCCCCTATACTGGAAGTGTGTATTTCAATGGTAGTACGGATTACTTGAGTGTTGGTACTGCATCAAACTGGAACTTCTTAAACAATGGTCTTACAAGCTGGACTATAGAAGCATGGCTATACCCAACAGCAAGTGTGCCAGTGGGTAACGTTGTACTTTGTGCCACTGATTCTGCTAGTACTGCAAGTGGAATGCAAATAGGTATTGGACAATACCATGCAAATGACTTGCAACTAGGCTTTTATAATGGAACTTCTGGTCAGTATGCAGTTGTTTATACAACGGCAGCAGCTATTACCACCAATCAGTGGAATCACGTTGCGATTACTTTTAATTCTTCTACAAAAGTTGCCGTAATTTATGTAAATGGTGTATCTCAATCATTAAGTACAGCCGGAACTGCGTTATCAAGTTGGTCGTATTCTGCTACAACTCTTAACCCATTGACTATTGCAAATACGTTAAACCAAACAAGTGCATATTTCCCTGGGTATATTAGTAATTTTAGAATTGCCCAATCGGTTGTATACACCACCACCTTTACACCAAGTACAGCACCGTTGACCGCTATTTCAGGTACATCTTTACTGACCTGTCAATCTGGTATTGTGGATAACAGCACCAATGCATTTGCTATTACTCAAAATGGATCACCTAAGATCAACCCATTGGTGTCTCCATTTACCAATGCTGTAACTGGTAGTTCAAACACTTATCAAGCTGTGGGTAATAGTATGGCATTCTTGACCGCTGGTCAAACCGATTATCTAACTATCCCATCAAACACGGCTCTTAATATTGGAAGTAATAGCTGGACCATGGAATGCTGGGTATATCCAACACAGGCACTTGGAACATATAACTTTATCTATGATCGTGCAAGTAGTACAACTAGTGCAACAACGGAACTAGAAATTAGTATTGGCTCCACTGGAGCAGTAACCGCAGCTTGGTATACTGGAAGTACAGCAGTATCTACTAGTTCGGCTGCTTCTGCTGTGCCCCCATACGCATGGACACATATAGCTGTTGTAAAAAATGGTAGTTCTACTCAGATCTATATTAATGGTGTTGCCAGTGGAACTCCAAGTTCTAACGCTGGTGCTGCCAACGCACTAACCGCTACTGCATATATTGGTGGACAGATTACGGCAAGTCGTGGATTTGTTGGACATATTTCTAACTTTAGATTTGTTAACGGCACAGCAGTTTATACCACCAACTTTACACCAAGTTCAGCGCCATTGACCCCAGTAACCAACACACAGTTGTTGTTATCTGGTACCGATGCGGCTATCTATGATCAAGTCAGTAACAACAACTTGGTCACCGTGGGCAACGCTCAGGTCAGTAACCAAACCAATCCATTTAACGTTCCTTTCTCTTCTTCAGGATGGAGTAATTACTTTAATGGTAGTTCTAACTTAACGGTTGCTAGTAGTTCGGGTTTTGCAATTGGCACAACTTATACGATTGAGATGTGGCATTACAGACAGAGCAATTCATCTTCTGGGTCATACCCGAATTCATTGGTATTAATTGGAACGCAGAACGTTGGTGTCGCGTCTACTGGATTTTTCCTTACATATAATACTAGTGGTGTCATTAATTTTTATGATAGTAGTAACGTAGCAGTAATTACGTACAGTAGTGCAACCACAAATATACCATTAAACACTTGGGCTCATCTTGCAATAGTAAGAAGCGGAAGTACAGTTACTTTATATGTCAACGGTGTAAGTGTAGCTACAGGAACTAGCTCTGGAACACAGGCCACCGCTCAAAGTGTATTCATTGGTAGAGATACTGCTAGCAACGGTGGGTTTACTGGTTACATCTCCAATTTACGCGTAGTTAGTGGTGCCGCATTATATACCACCAACTTTACACCAAGTACTGCTCCATTGACAGCGATTTCTGGCACTATATTGTTGACTTGCCAGAATAACACTTTGGTAGACAACAGTGTGGCCAATTATGCATTGACCAATAACGGTGGAGTCAATGCGGTACCATTGAGTCCATTTGCACCTAGCTATTCTTGGAGTAATTATTTCCCAGCAACAAGTGCTTATCTGCAATTTAACGGAACACAAGCAATAGTTGCATTTAGTACCAGTCCGTATTCTGTTGAATTTTGGGTTAATACAACTCTAACAAATGCTGGTGACTTTTTATTAGGAAGTACCGGTGAATTTGATTTTAATATTTCAACAGCTGGAACAATCGTATTAAGCCCAAGAGCTGGTAGTAGTCTTGTAACTGCGACTTCAGCTATAACAGCCAATCTATGGACTCATGTATTGGTTACAAGGCAGTCCACAGCTTCTAATGATACAAGAATATTTGTAAATGGCGTTCTTAAGGCAATTGGAACAGATGCAACTAACTGGGCAAATGCTGGGGTTCTTTATCTCCCATACTCTGCTGGTCCTGCATTTTTAAGCAATGTTCGTATAGTAAAAGGATCTGTGCCTACTGGATATCAAACTTCTAGTACAGCAGTTGGAACGACAATATTTACTCCATCAACTTCCCCATTGACAACAAGTAGTCAGGGATGTACTGCGGCAAATGTTTCGTTATTGACTTGCCAATCTAGTACTTTTGTTGATAACAGTCCTAGCCCAAAAACTATTACACTAACCGGT